TATTAAGCTTTGATCTCGCAAACAAAAACCCCCCAACCCGAAAGGGAGGGGGGATTAGTTTTGGTTTTGATATTGGTATTAGTTTGCTAACGCAGTGACTGTGCCGCCAACAGCAGCACTTGTGGTTTGATGAACAGTGGCAACCCACTTGCCCGCCTCGACACAAACAAGCACACATGTATTGCCAGCGCCCCCACCGTGTGTGGTCGCATCGCTCTTGAAGTGTACTTTATCTACACCAGCACCGTCTTCTACAACCTGCGAGTTGGTGCTATCAGCAGTTCCCGCTTGGGTGAGATATGCACAGCCGTGGATCTTATCAGCGCTAGCACTGATAATGGTGTGATTTGCAGCAGCCCCAGTCTCGATAAGAAAGTTATAACGCATCCCAACCGTTGCCGTTGGCAATGTGATGTGGTGCGCAGAACCCAATGTCCACGCGATTGTTGCGCCCGACTCAGCCGCCGTCAGTGTACGAGTGCCGCTCACCGCAATAACTTCTGGATGCAGAAGCTTCAATTGATTTGCATTTTCGTTAATCAGGCTACGAATTCGTGCCCAACCTACTCTTTTAGTTCCCATAATATATTTCTCCTTCTATGAATATTAATTAGGTCAATTAACGAAAGGATTTCTCCCTCCGCTATATATAGTCCCACACAAACGAAAGCCCCCTTCCGAATTCGGAAGGGGGCTTTACATTTTCTAGTACTTACTAGGCTATTATTTAGCTAGTGGCACCTGCCGCACCAAGGAGACCCTGGATAACGACGACACCGTACATATCGGGACGCACCATCTTCTTGGCGTACCGAGTCATCACGCCCTTGCGGGGCACGAAGTCTTCCGGGCCAAAGATGGTCGGTGTGGTCTGTAGCGGCACGTAAGGTGCGTATACATAACCGGACTCTAGGAAGGAAGAGCCACGACGACCGATGAGGACCACGTTGCGGAGGAAGTACGGGTCAACAATGACGTCGAACTTCTTGCTTAGTGAGCCAACCTTGACAGCACCGATGGAGCCCTTCTCGTCATCAGCAGTGACGGAAGCGCGGAAGCCAGCGGTGAACTCAAGGATGTTGGCAACTTCAGGTCCGCAGACGACGAAGTTAGCACCACCACGTAGAGTCTTACGGTGAATCTGTGCAGACACATCATTGATGGTCTCAACAAGAGTCTCGTACCACTCAGACACGGTACCGGTGAAGTCGGGAGCAGCAGAAGCAGCACCGATTTCAACACCCGTCTCGCGGTTCAAGAAGAGACCGGGGGAGCGGGACCAGTAGTAGGTACCAGCGGTTGCACCGTTAACGAGGTCAGCAAGGATCTCACGGTCAATCTCAAGAGCGATCTGCTCAGAGAGGATGCTGGTAAGCTCGACTTCGGCATCGAGGTTGTGGTAGGCGTTTAGATCCTGACCCAACTCCGGTGTCCACTTAGCCTTAAGCTTCTTGGTCTGTGCGGTGACAGCGATGCTGTCCACCTTGATGTCGATCTCGGGGATATCTTCGCTACCCTCTAGACCCCATAGGGTGGTACCAACGACAGAGCCGAGGCCTCCACCTGTGGTGATGTTGTCACGGATTGGGAACTGTAGCTGCGCAGCCGACGGGCTGGCCCCTACCGCAACAGTGTTAACCATGGTTCCAGCAGCGTCAACATCGCCAACAATGAATGTCACGCGCGAGGACTCAGCCGAACCGGTCTGCATTGTCAAACGACGGATAACCCGCGCAGAGCTTGCAACCCCAGTACAGTTATCGAAAGACGCTGAGAACGCACCCAGGTTCTTGAAGTCAGCGGGCTGACCACTAGTAGAACCAGTAATGTTGCTGCCAGCAATCGTAAAGACTGCCACACCATATGTGTCGCTTGAAGATGACAATGACAGAATGTCAGGATCATACTGCAACCACTTTCGCCTCTGAAGTTCAGTAGAACCTGTGAGCGAAAATGAATCGGCAAGACTCACCTCAGTCGCACTAATGTTACCAGAACCAGTGGGGGATGCATATGCATAACCACGGGCACCAACGGTACGCGGACCAGAAAGGTCTTCCTTGGTGGTGGCACCCACGAGGTTCACACCACCAGTGATCTGAGAACCAACCTGATTGGTACCGTAGATGGACTTATCAGCGATGTTACCCATACGATCGGTCTGGGATCCGCTCGCACCGAGGTTCGGTGAGAACACGAAGTCCAGGAAGAAGATGAGACCACTAGGTAGGCTCATCGGCTGCACGGAAACGAGATCGTTTGCGATTAGCCCTGCGAAAACGCGGCGGACGATGGGGAATGCGACGGCTGCGAAGCCCTCAACATCACCAGCGCTCATGCTGCTGCTCTCACGTAGAAGCTCCTTGGCCTGGTTCTCCAAGAGACGAGCCATAGAGTCCTTTGTGCGGTCGGTGTCAAGTCCTTCTAGAAGACCTGTGCGTTCCCACTTTGTTAACAAAGCGTGACCTTCGGCACGCATGTCACGGTTGACAACACCTTCGGTCAACCGTTCGATTATACTAGCCATTTTTAAATACCTCCTTAATTGTATATGTTTTGTATTGGTACCGTTATTAACGGATACCTGCTAGTTTTTTCATCCTATCCAGATTCGGATCAGATGCCGTTGACTCTTTACGAGTCGCACGGATTACAGAAGAGCGCCGACCGATTGCTTCGCTCAGTGATTGTGGGCGGCGCTTAGGCGCTGCCTCCACTGTGCTCTGAAGTGTATCGTAGATGGTCTTTGCCTCTGCGACGGAACCAGCATTAGAAATCGCTTCGACAATTCTTTCTTTTTGTCGCTCATTCAAGGAGGTATTTCTAAGAACACGGTTCGTGTAAAGTAAACGCGCATTAGATGAGTTAGACTCAAGTAAAGTTGACTTTAACTCGTCTATCGCGCTTTTATATTGTGTAATCTGTTGTGTGAGTTGCTTGTTCTCGAAAGTCAACTCTTCCTGAGCCTTCTTAAGAAGCTCTAGGTCTTCGGCGGCGTCAGTGCTACGACGAGCAGCTAAGCCTCTTTCCATTTCGTATTTAGTGCTCTCGGAGGAGCGGCCAGCCCAACCAGAAAGGGAGGCTGCCATATCAACGGTGAGACGCTCCATTACGGCATCAACCAACTCGTCGGAAGGCTCCTGATCCTCTTCCATGGTATCGAGAAGATCTTCATCGGCACTGTGTTCGGCATCAACCTTAGCTGCCTCAGAGTCCACATCGAGAGTGGCCTCTTCTGAGAGTTCGTCGGCGGCCTTCATGGAGTCCTCTTCGGAAAGTGCAGAAACAAGCTCGTCTGGATCGATATCGATCTCATCGCTCTCTGAAAGCTCTGCCTGAAGAGCTTCGATTGTCTCATTGAGGGCGCCGAGGTTAACGTTGAAGACCACTTCTTCATCTTCCGTGGGCATCTCTTCAAGATTCTTGCCGACTTCATCAGAAAGATTATCGGTTGCCGCAAGGGGGATCTCTTCCTCAGTAATCTCGCGATGCTCACCGTTATCCTCGGGAGCGGCAGCATCAAGCTCGCCAAAATCGTCACCTAAGTCAGGGGCTAGTTCGTCCTGCTCCAACAGGCGCTCAACGGTTTCTTTAACCTCGATTGAGTACTTGTCGATAATGGAAGCTTCCGCATTTTTGAGCGCAGCTTCTTTTAATGCCGCGGCATCCACAATAGCTTCTTTAAGCAAATTAGACATATAAGTGTCTCCTAGAAAGATAAATATTCAAAATAAATAGTGTGTTGTAAATCAAAACACCCGTTTTATCGCCAACCGGCACCGATGACGTCAGAAGAAACTGCGTGAATATTAGCAGTTCCAACATCTGAAGAACTGACCCAGGCCCAATTAAGCCCATCAGAGCTAGTAAGTATCATGCCCGACTGTCCTACCGCACAGATAGTTGTGTTGTCTGTAGCGATTTGATAAAAGCGTTTGGTGCCCACAATTCCTGGTAATGTTGAAGCCGAAAAGGTTACGCCATTCGTGCTGTATGCCATCTCACCATTACTACCAACAGCAATCCATTTATTTATGGAGCCCTTGGCGTATACAAGTCCCCAACAATTGTTTCCATGGGGATAAGATCCTGTAGTAATGGTGGCGAAGTTGTCGTCACTGTACCATGAGCCTCCGCCATTCCCGACTGCAACCCACCGCGACGTACCGTCATACGCCAATGAATTGACTCGCAAAGTTGTTGTAATCGGAGTTTGACCCCATGTTACTCCATCACTACTAGTGTACATGTTAGGATAGACCGGAGTGGCCCAGAAGTTTGTTTCTTTATAGCCGACTATAAATCCGTTTGC